TCCATTAAGCCAAATTCACGAGACAAAATAGCTTTTACAATTGCCTTGTGGTTAGGGTCTTTATCGCTGTAGTTCTTACCGCCAAACAACTTATTATCACCTTTCAATGCTGCTTCACGTTGACGCATCAATGTAGGTATCTTATTAACATCAACATCCGTCATCTTTAGACCGTTCTGCTTTATGTAGCCCAGTCTCGCTTCATACAAGCGACCTTCTCTTAGCTTCGCATTTAGCTTTGACAAGAATTGTGTCGGGCTATCTTTCTGTGGATCAGGAACACCCTTTCTAATACGGGCTTCTTCTTCACCAGAACCAACAGCAGCACCAGTAATCAAATTGATATAGCCATTCAACTGGTTATAAGCATTTTGAGCAAACTCAGAATATTCAGCTAACTCAGCGGCTTGCTCAGGAGAAGGCTTTTTCCCAAACTTCTCCATTGCCGCTATAGCTTCCATTTTTAACTGGAATGGCTTTTCTAAATACTTAGGACTGAAGTTTGTAGCAATGCTCTGCAAGTTCAATCGGTTTTGACCCAACTCAAGCAGTTGAGCATCTACTTTATTTGCACCTTCCTTACCAAGCGGTGCTGCTCCAGCAGGATATACATTAACATCAGTTTTTGATGCTTTGCGTCTAGCCACTTCAGCAGCTTGCAGTTTCGGATCAAGGTCAGCAAGAATCTTAGAATCATCATTTAAGATGTTTTGAACTTCTGAGTTAATTTGATCCTTAGTTAATGTACCTGCTCTAGAAATAAGCGCATTTACCCTAGGCTGAAGTGTTGGATAAACATTAACAAACTGTCCGCGCAGGGTATTAATGAGTTCTTTTTTATCCAACTCAGCAGTTTCAGTACCCTCAATCTTAGAAATCTTGCCGCTAAAATCCTCTTGCCATTGCTGACCCTTGTTAACTGGGAAGCCTCGGTTTTCTGCTTCCTCTTTTGGCAAAATTCTTACTTTTTGGAATTGAATAAGTTTCCCGCGCTTGTTAGAAACCAATGCGCCATCTCTTACAAAGTATTCCTCTTTAGGGTCTAGTTCTTCAGCTTTTCTCTTAAATTCTTCTGCAACTCCTTCATCTCCTTGTTGTTTTGCAAGGACAGCCAAGTTACGCAAACGAGCAGCTTCAGCCTGATTTTCTGGACTAACAAAAGACGTTGGTATTGGAGCAACAGCACTAGGCGCAGCAGCAGGAGCAGTTGCTACTGGTGCAGCAACAGGAGCAGCAGGAGTAGTTACGACTGGAGCAGGAGCAGTTTGAGAAAATATGCCACGTACAACAGGTGGCGCAGCCATATCAGCACTTCCATAGCCGCCACCAACAAACCCACCACTTCCAACCTCAGGAGACATAAGCCCAGCAGGAGCCTCAACGGTAGGCGAAGGGGCAGGTGCGGATACAGGAGCAGGTACAGGAGCAGGAGTAACTTGGCTAGGAGTTGTACCTAGTCCGTACATCTTCATACGCTCACGCGCCGATACCTGCTTAACAAACTCATCTGGGCTTACATCAGCCAGATACGCCAAGTCAGGATTAGCCGCTTTCATTGCAGCCAAACCAGTTAGTTGACGCTTTGCTTGAGCTAACTTCATTACGTTACTGACCTGATTTAGACCAGCATCGTAAGTCTGACCAGCAGCACCATAACCAGCACCTAGCGCAGTTAGGACGTTCTGTAATGGAGACCGACTATAACCCTGTGGACTCATACCTTGAGCCAATGCACTAGCAAAGCCTAGCAAGCCGCCAATGTTTGCTCTATTTTCTAAAGAAGCCCGTTCAGGAGCATCTAATAGCCCACGGTAAACCTCTGGAGTCGTTCCAAAGACTTTAGGCAACTTAGATAGGATATCTTCAATAGCCATACGTCACCTTAGATGAGACTAATTCTTGGGCTACCCATTGCATACTGTGTAGGCTGTTCCATCTGGAATTGCTGACCACGAGCTAACCCCGGTGGAGGAGCCATTTCAGGAGGAGGAGCAGGAGTCATCGCACTTTGTAACGCACCTAATCCAACTTGAGTAGTTATAGGATTTTGGTTAGCAAATGTATTTAATGCACCAAGATCACTTTTCAAAGCACTCATTCCACCAGCCACCTGATTACCAAACGTTACAGGCGCAGTTGTTGATCCGATAAGACCTGTAGTGCCACCTGTAGCCGCATAAGTCGGCATTGTTGCTTTAGCCATTGGAGCAGCGGTATTAAAGGCAAGACTTGGATTCAGAGCAGTACTTCCCATACCAGCAGTACCCATCACAGCAGGATTAGCACCAGTCATCGCAGCAGTAGACGCAGTATTGCCAGCAGTCAAAGCACCTTTAGCAAACGAACCACCAAAGCCACCTAGCGCACCACCCATTAGCGCACCTTGTAATGGATTACGACGATTAGTAACAGCACCTACGCCAGCACCAATCATTGCCATAGTTACTGGATCACCCATTATTTACCCCCAGATGGTGTAGATGTTGACGTAGATTTGGTCTCCAATGGCGCACCATAGATCACATTAGCAGCACGTTGCAATCTTTGTGTTTGAATATCTTGAGCAGCCAATCGACCTTGAATATCTTGCAGTTGATACTGCTCTCTACCCTGACCAACTCTTAACAATTTTTCAATATCGCCATAATCAGCCGCACCAAGAGTCGGAGCTAGTTGAGATGCAGCGACTTGTCGTGCGCGTTCTGCCTCAGATGAGTTATATGCAAGTTGCTTATAAGCATCACCAAGACCCTGACTAATGCCGTAACCGGCTCTTTCTGCTGCCTGTGACATGGCTCCAGAGCCATAACGACCCGCAGAGGAAGCCTGACTTTGAAGCCCTCGAATAGCCTCTTGACCAGCCATTGTCGTAGGACGATATAAAGCCTCAGCAGCACCAGCTAGGAATGGATTGATACCACGACCTTGAATCGTAGCGAGTTGTTCAGCCTGACCAGCCCGTAGTAGTGGAGAACCAGCAATAGCTCGTTGTTGAGCCATCTGAAGAGCTTGAGAAGTTTCCGCAGATGGCCCGACAGCCAAATTCTGAGGAGGAGGAGCCATGCCCTCATATTGCCTTCTAGCCTCATTTATTAGGAAACGTAAATCCGGCTTAAATTCAGGATCTAACTCTGTTCTTGATGTTTGCGTTTGACCGCCGCCACCACCACCCATATTAAACCTCGCTTATCCACTTTCTAGGCCTGAAACCGTAAGCCTTAGCCCTACGATCCCATCCCGGTCTATGACTTGAGAATGTTAGGTATTTGTTACCACTTTCCCTTGCCATATTTTTGATGAATTGTAAACCTTTTTGCACCATCTGATAATCATTTTCTAACGTCCAAGCACACCAGATATGGAGTTCTTCCCCCAATGGTTGCAAAATAAAAAACGCTTTGAAATGGTTATCCTCTAGTCCAACCCATAAGCCAGATTTCTGATTCCAGCAGTCCGTGTACACATCTTCCACGATCCAACTTTCAGAACTGACACTCTTAATTTTGTCTAACCCCGGCTTGACGCTCATCCACCACTTCCTGAGTTGGTCAGGCTCGATATATTTCCATTCTGTCATCCGACGATTATGTATCCGTAAGTTTTGTCAGCCGTACTATTAGCCCAATGACTAATGGTTGCCTGACCTTGTTGTTGAGTAGAAACGTATAAGTTCGTTGTAGCCGATGGTGCAAGGTAAGACAGCGTAATAATAGTCGATGGCGTTGCTGGTCTAGTCGGACTCGTATCAGTCGGATACTGCTCCAAAGAAACACCAGTATCACTAACCCGCCACATTACCTCAACATAGTCATTAGCGTTCATTTCCAGAACGTAATTCATCGCAGCGATCAGGTGGCTAGGATCGCCTGTACTCTTTCTTGCTGGCAAGTAAAACTTACTATTAGAACCAGCTACGTTAGTTCCATTCTTACGGAACCAAATATCTACGTCCTGACCATCGTTTGACGTATTCTTAAATTGAAACGAGAACTGGATGTTGTAAATCCCATAATTCCTGACGTTTAGCCTAGAACTATTGGAAACGTAAACTCCATTGGAATAATCTGTTGTGTTAAACGTAACCGCATACGCTGTAGTCGTGTTAGCCGCTGTCTGGTCTGTAGAGTCCTGAAACGCCCCATAGGGAGCCGAATCAGCCTCAGCAGCCGCAGATACCGGGACAAAGAAAATCAGGCTGTCAAAGCCTATACGCGAGTCGTTAAGGGTCGTTGTAACCGCATTACCAGTCGCTAGGGTAATCAAGCCTGTGTTATTGGTCTTTCCGTCCATAATGCCACGAACGACCTCAGCAACAGCCCTCTCATCCCCTCCAAACTGCGGTAATGTCCGAAACTGAGTCATCGATTACCCTGCTTTGTTATCTCTATGTCCGTTCCGACAACTGTTTTCCAGTTATCACCCGTCGGAGTCACCCTGACCCTATGGTAATTACCGTTAGCCCTGAGAGATACCCGATTCTCACTATCAGCAGCTACAGCCGTACCGAACAATACCTGATCCGTTAACAAAGTACGACTCGCTATAGCCACCTGTGCGCTACCACCATCGACTATCGGTTTAGCCAGCGTAATCGTAGACCTACCCTGATTGATGTCACCTGAGACCACATAAGCGGTTTTCCTAGAGTTACCGAACGTAATCACCCTCTGACCGCTAGTGCCAATCAAAATCAACTGATTACCAGCCCATTGAGGATCATCTAGCGATACCTGCAAGGCATCAATGCTTGCCGAGTAGTTATCCAACTGCTCAAGGGTTACAGTCGCTGACAAGGCAGACGCTACAGACGTAGCCGTAGTATCAAGATACGACCATTTCCCTAGCGGAATGTTGTAAACAAGAATCCCATAGCCACCAGACTGTAATGGGAAGCACCATAACGCTAGCTTACGGATAGGATCAACAGTAGCCGATACTTTTAGGCGTATATCCTGCCGGGAAACACGCTCAAAGAACCAGCGGTTAATCTTTTCCTCGCCGATATTGGCAAAAGACTGACCATTACACGAATAAAACCCGTCATCCGCTAGGAAATACGTTATCCCACCGAATTGTGTGATTGATCCCGGAGCCATACACCCCAAAGACCGAGAAATCGCGTCAAATTGAAAGAAAAACGGGGAGCCTGAATAGCTCATCCGATATATGGCACGGTCTAGGAAGACCAGACCATACTCGCCACCCGCTAAACCCGTAATATTCCCACCGTCAGGGATAATCTGCGTATCTGATTGAGAAGCTGCACCGGGAGTCCAGTCTGTTTCGTCGTTAATGTCCGACCAATAGACCTTGTTTTCCTCACCTGAGACATTCGCAGCCACCACAAAGTCACGAACTACCGTCACATACTTAGCAGCAGGAGCAGTAGCAGCCAAATCAGCGAAATAAGTGCTAACACCAAGCTCAAAAGCCTGTAATTGGTCAGCACCATTAGCAGCAATTACCTTAGCTCCGTACTGAGTAACGTCCCAATACTCAATGTTTGAGTACCCAGTTGTTGTCATTGGGTCTAAGTCTAGGTCAGCCGCATCAAACTTGTACAAGTTAGACGCTGATCCAGCAAAAATCGTCGTTACATTGCCTAGCTTGGCACTAAAAGTTACCAATAAGTCAGCCCCAGCAGCATCAGACAGATTAGCCTCCCCGTTAAAAGGTGCATATCCGCTAGTTACTGGATAGCAATTCACAGCCTCTGTGACAGCCCCTATAACTCCGGGCTGATCTGGTAGCCATTCTCCGAAATTGATCGTTACCATTATTGTCTAACCCAGTTGTTATTTCCTGCACTTTGGTTCGTCCAAACACTATCACCACTAGGAATATTCGTCCATGTATCAGACGATGGAGAAGTCTGCGACCATGTATCCGATCCAGCAGACTGAGCGTCCCAAGTATTTACGCTAGGTGTCGTATCAGCCCATTCCGCGCCAATATTGTCACCAAAGCACGACAGAATAGCCAGACCATTAACCGATGCTGAACCACCCATGATTCGAGATGGTGAGCAGATTACAGTAGCATCTACCTGAATCGATGCAAAACCTTCGTACTCAACACCACCGTTAGCCGTTACAGTCGCTTCACCTGTAATCTGGCCTGATCCAGTCCTAACCCGAATACCATCAGCCGTAACCGTCGCAGCACCCGATACAGCAGCGTTACCCAGCTGAATCCGAATTCCTGTCGCAGTAACCGTAGCAGTTCCACTAACAGCACCGCTACCTGCATATACCGCAAAACCAGCCGCTGCTACCGTTGCCGATGCTGTAACACTCGCTGAGGCTGACGCAACAATACCGCCTAGAGCAGTAACCGTCGCTGTGCCTGAAATAGCACCAGAAGCAGTCCTAGTCCTTATCGCATTAGCTGAAACCGTCGCTGTACCGCTAACGGAACCGCTAGTAAACCTAATCCTAAAAGCACTTACCGTAACCGTCGCACTAGCCGAAATACTCGCATCGCCAAACAATACAGCCCCACCTAGTGAGGCAAATGGAGACTGAGCTAATGCGCTAATCCCAAACATTTAGACAATCACCCATCTAGCACCAGTCGGAACCGTTACCGTCACCCCTGTGTTTAACGTGACGTTCCCAGAACTCAGACCGTTGTAATTCGTTGGCAAAGTCAAAGATGTAGCGACAGTATTAGCATTTAGGAAAATGCCGTTAGACGCAGCAAATGAAGCATCATAAGCAATGTCTGAGGCATCCCCATATACCGCTTTACTTGATGGATACGTTACAAATACGTCTTTGCTATTGGCTGCAAAGTTAATCGCTGCTGTAGTTCCTGAGCTATTCGATAAAATCGTATCCCTAGATAACGTCGTGCCGCTAGACGTATATGTGCCGATACCGACTTCCCATGTTCCAGCAGTCGTATCAACAATGGCGTAGTACGTTGTATTTGCATTGCCAATGTCGGCAAACGAGCGAAAGCCTGACGCAGCACCAGCTAACGTCAAAGTACCAGTACCGGAAGTCGTACTGGTCTCTTTGATCCTATCCTTTACGACCAAAGGCATGATTTATCCTTATGCCAGAGTGACGCTCAAGCTACCGATAGCAATCTTGAAAATATCGCCGTTATCAATCGTCTTGGATGTATCTAGTGCTGTGTGATACAGCAAGTTGCCGCTAGTCAAGGCATCGTGGATGCCAATCCAGCCAACCGTACCCCAGTTACCAGTAGCCTGTGGGAACTCTACCGCTGCACTATTTGTTGATACGCCGTTACTAGGCGAACCAAACGTCACCGCAGTTCGAGCATACGAACCACCGGATACCTCAGTACCGCTACCAGCATCAGTCGGGTCAGAAGTAAAAAGACCAACATAAACCGTTGCAGGGCTGGTGTAACTTGTGTTTCTCAGAGTCGCGTTAATTAGCGCGTTCTCAAGATAATTCGACATTTCTGCCATGATTTACCTCACGTTATAAGACATAGACATAGGCTGACCGCTGTACTCACTTGATTGGTCAGAGTTCGTAATCGCCATTACAGCACGATCATATAAGGTAGCCCATGTCTGAATACGGGCATCATTCATTAGATAAGGCTCTGCTTCAGCCAAAGACGCATATAGCAAAGCATCAGGATAATTAGCTAGGAATATGTTGCTAGCGTTCGTACTAGACAATAGTGGAGGCTTGCCGTAGTACAACATCTGAAGCACATAAGTGCTGTCTGGAGTTGGTGCTAGCTGTATCTCAGAGCCTAGAATCGTGTAATCAACTGGCTTACCACCATCCGTTACGCGAGACTCAGCGTAGAACGAATTAGGAGCCTTGTAGCGCAATGTAGTCACCGGATTTGTGTTCAGGTGAATATCGCGCATCTCTAAGAAGTCTGTTGGGAGTCCAACAGTAGAATCACCGCCTGTAGTTGATGCCGTTGCGACAATCAACATCTGCCGAGTTCTCAAGTCTCGACGTAGCCTTTCCTCAGCTAGTCGGATGAAATCGGGGATAACCGACGTTAGATCACTACGGGCTAGATAATTTCCTACCGTAGTCCTTAAATCCGAATAGCTAGTAAATGGCATATTATTCCTCTAACTGCTCAAAGTCCTTCCAGCCATATTCGTATGTACCTATGTGCCTGATGTGCATCGATAGCTCATGGTCTACATACGTCTGAAAGCCCTCAGAACCAGCCTTGACGCAGAAATATACATCCTCACCACATACACCGTTAGAACCCCATCCAGCATCAAACCAAGGTCTACCAGTTTTCTCAAATACTTCCTTACGGATCATTACAGCACCAAACCCAACCGCTGTAACTTCCTCGATTCCCTCTTTACCGCGAGAATCTACATTAGACCACTTACGAACCTCAGTCTCGCCATCCATGTACCTAGTCAAAATCTTTGCCGTAGGTGTGACAGGCTTCCTTCTGGTCGTAGCATTAACCCCGACGATAGGCACATTGCGGCTTAACAAGATGTCAATGATGTCTGGTGGGAACCGCATATCGCTATCGATAAACAGCAATGCATCACACCCTTCACCTAAAGCAACCTGCGCTAACTTTTCCCGTTGGTCGAAAATCAGCGTTCCCGGCATTGTGTAAAGGCTTAACCCACCTTTACCGTCCTTGCAACGAACAGACGCATCATGTGCTGTCATCCTCGCAAAGTCGAAAGCAAAACCAGTATGAACCTCATCCCTACACGGTACGCAAACTCCTACTCTCATACAGTTCCTCGATACGTTTTCCAGACAGCATTATCAGGATCGTTCAGCCACCTAGCAAATCCGATCTCATCCACCACGTTAAAGCCCTTCATAATCCCTTGCTGATTCAGTACGTCAATCACCGTAAAGGGTATTCTGGCAACGTGATGAAGCTCGTTTAAGTGGCCTCTGCGTTCTTTATCGAATTCAAGTTGAGCCTTGTTAGCCTCAATGATCTCGGTAACATCCTGTTTAGTCTCGATGACAATCCCACCGTCACCGTCTTCGTGTGCTGTTTGAGTCCGTATCGGAGTACTCATAAATCCTTTCGTAGGTAGCCCCCACCGTTAGGCAGGGGCTATTTGCTACTTATTACAGAGCCATGTTCAAGTCAGCAACGATGCCATGAGCAGCCTCGTTCTTGACTTCTAGAGTAACTTCAGCCAGAAGCTGAGTGTTCTCGCTGTCACCAGTCTTAGCCAGATCATTAGTCTGGAATGGACGTAGATATGCGAGTGCTGCGTACTCAGGATCAAGGATCAGAGCATCGCGTGCGCGCATGAAGCGGTTAGGAACAACCGACATCGTGCCAAAGTCCGACATATAAACGTCAGCCGCACCGATAATGGTGGTCGGAGTATTGCCCGGAGCCATGTAACGCTGTGCAGCGATACCAGCAAACGACGATACCTTCTGCTTACCAAGTGCGCCAACCATCAGAATCTTAGGCGAACCACCTGATACGAACACCTCGGAAACAACAGTCTTCAGCAGAGCCTCGGTGAAGGTACGAACAGTACCGTCAGTACGGGTCGATACACCGATAGTTGCTGGATCGGAACCGTCAGAAGCCTTGTCCGAGTTAGTCTTGATCCACGACAGGATCGAACCCAGATTACGAGCGATTGTCGATGTACCAGCCGAACGACCTTGGTTAGCGCACAGGATAGTTTCCAGATCGCGCTTCAGTTCAGCAGAAGCCTTAGCCAACTGATAAGCCTTTTCCGACTTACGACCAGCCTTGTTTACTGTGTCCAAAGTACCCGAAACCTGAACGGTCTTCTGGATGATCTGGGTGTAGTTACCAAGACGGACGGTTGGTGACAGGGTTGCCGATGTAGCGTCAGCACCTTCAATCGCAGCGTTAGCAGTAGTAGCTGCAGCCAGCGAGTCAGTCTGCCACTCGTGATACACGGCAGTAGCTTTGGTCTTGCCAATCGAGGACATGAATGGTGTCTCAGTTGGCGAGATGTCATAGATGATGTCGGTCAAATCTTCCCGCTGACCAATAGCGGTATGTGCTGTAAATGTAGGCATGATAGTTCCTTATAAAAAACGTTCAAATGCTTTAGCGGCATCAGCGACCCTTCCGGTCTGCTTTGCCCTAGCCTTAAGTTTCTTCATCTCGTCGCTGCTATCACGAGGCTGTGATACTCCAGATTTAATTACCTTCGGAGCCTCATTCACCTTCTTCGTGATTCCCGGCTTTGCAGACTGTAGCTTGTCGTACTGCATTGCCTTCCACAACGTTAATACTGCACGCGAATCGTAAACATTCGCTAATTCTTGCTCTGAGAATCCCGCCTTTACCCCGAATTCACGGAGTTCACGACGTAATGTCTCGCCCTTCTGCGGGTCAGCATACTCAGGGATAACCTCTGCCAGCTTACGAGACTCAGCCTGTACTACCTGACCAAGTTGCTCCTGCTGTTCCCTCTGTTGCTGATCGTAAATCCTAGCCTGTTCTGCTCGAACTTGGGCTAGTTGCTTCTCCCGCTGAGACAGTTCTGCGACCTTAACTGCGTAACCGATTGGATCGGTTTCCTTCAGATAGTCCAGATTCTCAGTTTCCGGCTGCTGGTTAAGCATCTGCTCAATGACCTGCAACCGTTCCGCATATTGGTCGCGGAGATACCTAGCTTCCTCGATACGCTGACGTTCGGCCTCAACAACCTTGCGTTCTTCAGCTACTGCTTGCGATTTCTTCGTATAGTCTGTGCCAAGTTGATAAGACTTGATAAGCTCATCAAGGGTTACCTCACGTTCCTCACCAGCGGCTTTCACCCTGTATTTCGGAGGCTCCTCTTGCTCATCCTCGCCTTCATCTTGTTCTACCTCCGATTCATCATAAGATTCCTCGGATTCGGCTTCGCTATCATTGGCTTCGAGTTGGGTTTCAGGTTGTTCCTTTTCGGAGCCTTCTTCCGCACCCATAAGACCCATGATAGCGTCGGCTGCACCACCTACGTCTAACTGAGTATTTCCCGATTCGGGAGTCATACTTCCAGTATCGCTCATATATTGTTTCCTAAATTATATCGGGAACTGCCCGACTCAGTTACAAAATTTTCAGCCGCTTTTCGTCTATCAACTTCTGTG